CCGGGCGGAGGCGGGCCGACTACGGGGTGCAGCCCAAGGCCCTCATGGCCGCCATCAACGGCGACGCGGCCCTGGGCGCGGCGCAAAAGGTGGATATGCTGGCCAGCCTGGCCGACAGCTTCAACAAAACCGTGGCGGCCTCCAAGCGCGTATTGCCGGAAACGAACAAGCTGGCCACGGCGCTTGCCGTCATCAACCGCCTGTCCGACTTCATCCGCGCGCGCTTCCCCCAGCACGCGGCCGCCTTCGTGGAGATATTGGAGCCCTTCGGCGACGAACTGGCCAAGGAGTAGCCATGCCCAAGATTCCCGCCAAGTTCGGCACAAAGGACTTTCTCAAGGAGCTGGCCGAGCTGGCCGCCTCCCTGCGCCAGCAGATCGAAGCCGAATGCGACGGCTTCGCGCCGGACGCCGAGGCCTCGAAAGAGCGCAAGGAGCGGGCGCAAAACGACTTCGCGTTCTTCCGGCGCACGTATTTTCCACACTACACCAAGTACGGCGACAGCATCCTGCACACCTGGCTGGACGAGAACCTGCCCCGCCTGGTGGACCTGCCCGCAGGCCAGCGCCTGGCCGTGGCCGCCCCGCGCGGCGAGGCCAAGTCCACCGTGGTGGGCCTGCAATTCGTGCTCTGGTGCGCCGTCACCGGGCGCAAGCAGTACATGCTGGAGATAGCCGACGCCTTTGAGCAGGCCGCCGCCCAGCTGGAGGCCATCAAGGCGGAGCTGGAGGCAAACCCGCGCCTGGCGCTGGACTTCCCCACGCACACCGGGGCGGGCCGCGTGTGGAACGCGGGCGTCATCATCACCACGGGCAACGTCAAAATGCAGGCCTTCGGCGCGAACAAGCGCATGCGCGGCCTGCGCCACGGCCCGCACCGGCCGGACCTGGTTATCTGCGACGACCTGGAAAACGATGAGAACGTTGCGAGCCCGGAACAGCGCGACAAGCTGGAAAAGTGGCTGCGCCGCACCGTGCTCTCGCTCGGCGAGGCGGGCGACACCATGGACGTGTTCATCATCGGCACCGTGCTGCACCACGATTCCGTGCTCTCCCGCCTGCTGGCCGCGCCCCTGTGGCGACATAAGAAGTTCCGGGCCATCCTCACCTGGCCGGACCGCATGGACCTGTGGGACGCCTGGGAGGAAACGCTTTTGAACGAGGGCGAGGAAGCGGCCCGGACGCTGTACGACGCCAACGCGTCGGACATGGAGCTGGGCGCCGCCGTTTCGTGGCCATCCGCCCGGCCGCTGTACAGCCTCATGCTCAAGCGCGCCCGCGACGGCCACGACGCCTTTGACAGTGAGCAGCAAAACGCCCCTGGCAGCGGCGATGACGCCCCGTTCAAGGTCATTCCCTTTTGGGTGGATATTCGGCGCGACTGGCTGTTCTTCGGCGCGGTGGACCCCAGCCTGGGCAAAAAGGGCAAGAGCCGCGACCCCTCGGCCATTGTGGTGGGCGGATGGTGCCGCGACACCATGACGCTGGACGTGGTGGAGGCCAGCATACGCAAGCGCCTGCCCGACCGCATCATCGAGGACGTATTGACCATGCACGCGCGTTACCGCTGCCTGCTGTGGGCGGTGGAAGCCGTGCAGTTTCAGGAGTTCCTGCGCACGGAGCTTATCCGCCGCGCGGCCCTGCGGCACATGGCTATTCCGGCCCGCGCCGTTACGCCCATTGCGGATAAGGCCCTGCGCATCGAAAGTTTACAGCCCTACTTCGCGCAGGGGCGCATCCGCCTGCACCCCAGCCAGAGCACGCTTATTGAGCAGTTCCGCAACTTCCCCCTGGCCGACCACGACGACGGGCCGGACGCCGTGCATATGCTGTGGGAGATAGCCGTGGGCGGCTTCACCACCATGGAGTTTGAGGCCGTGCCCAAGCATGAAGGCCCGCAATCCCGCAACCTTTGGAGCGCCAGCGAGGACAATGACGATGAAGACGACGACGATTATTGACCGGTTCCGCGCCGCCGTGGGCGCGTGGCGCAAAGGGCCGGAAGACAGCATGCAGTCCGACGCGCTGCCGCTCTTGCGCGCCGAGTACCTGGCCAGCCTCACGAACGGCCTCACCCCGCGCAAGCTCCAACAAATTCTGGCCAATGCGGACCAGGGCGACATGCTGGACCAGCTGCGCCTGTTCGAGGACATAGAAGAGCGCGACGAACATATCTTCGCGGAGCTTTCCAAGCGCCGCCGGGCCTTGCTTGGCCCGCAATGGACCATCAACCCCGGCAAGGGCGGCGGCACGGCCAAGAACCCGGACAAGCGCGCCCAGGCCGTGGCCGAGGCCGTGCGTGAGCAGTTCGACAGCATCCCCGACTTTGAGGACATGGTGCTCGACCTGGCCAGCGCCATCGGCCCCGGCTTCGCCGCGCTGGAAGTCGAATGGGGCTGGGACGGCCACGCGCATGTGCCCGTGCGTCTGCACCGGCGGCCGCAAACCTGGTTCCAGCTGCTGCCCACCTACATGGGCGGCGACGGCGACACCCTGCGCCTGCGCGACGGCAGCGCGGAAGGTTTGGAGCTGGCCCCCCTTGGCTGGGTGCTGCACCGGCACCGCAGCCTTTCCGCCCTGCTGCCCAAAAGCGGGCTTTTCCGCGTGCTGGTGTGGACCTACTTGCTCAAGGGCTACGCGCGCGGCGACTTTGCGGAGTTTTTGGAGATCCATGGCCTGCCCCTGCGCGTGGGCAAATACCCGGCCACGGCCACCCCGGAGGAAAAGAAGGCCCTGCGCCGGGCCATACAGGCCATTGGCCACGACGCGGCGGGCATCATCCCCGACGGCATGCTCATCGAATTTCAGGAGGCGGCGCGCGGCAGCGAAAAGCCCTTTGAGGCCATGCTGGCCCACTGCGAACGCGGCCAAAGCAAGGCTATCTTGGGCGGCACCCTCACCAGCCAGGCGGACGGCAAAAGCAGCACCAACGCGCTCGGCAAAATACACGACGACGTGCGCCGCGACATCATGGCCAGCGACGCCCGGCAAATCGCCAGCACCATCACCCAGCAAATCCTTATGCCCCTGGCCGTGCTGAACCAAGGCGTGAGCGACCCGGCCTTGCTGCCATACTTCACTTTCGACACCTCGGACCCGGCGGACCTGACCGAACTGGCGGAGGCCCTGCCCAAGCTGGCCGGGTGCATGCGCATTCCCGAGGCCTGGGCGCACGAGAAGGCGGGCATTCCCCTGCCCGAGGGCGACGAACCCGTGTTGCGGATAATGCAGGGCCAGGCGCAAGCCCCGGCGCAGACTCCGGGCGGCAAGCCCCCGTTAGCACCGCCCGCCGCCACCGTCGCGTTAACGGCGGGCCAGGCCGCGCCCGCGCCATACCTGGACCAAGCCGCATTGGACGCCGCCACCCTGCCGCCGGAAACCTGGGACAAGCTGGCCGAGGCCTTGACCGCCAGCCTGGCGGGCGACCTGAAAAACGGCAAGACGCCGGACGAATTGCTGGCCAGCCTGGCCGGGCAGTACCCGCGCATGGAGACGCGCGACATGGAGGAGCTGCTGGCCCGCGCCATTTTCGTGGCCGAGGTGTGGGGGCGGGTTTCCGCGCAGGGCGAGGCCTAACCCGTGGCCGCGCCCGAAACGGTGTCCCTTTCCTTCGCCATGGGCCTGCCGCCAAAGGACGCCATAAGCTACCTCGAATCCAAAGGCGCGCAGATCACCTTCGACTGGAAAGAGGTGTGGCACGAGGCCCAGGCCAAGGCCTTCACCGTCACGAACGTCGCCAAACTGGACGTGCTGGAGGACATCCGCGGTGCGTTGCTCACCGCCGCCAAGGACGGCAAAACCGAGAAGTGGTTTGTGCAGCAGCTCACGCCCGTGCTGCGCGCCAAGGGCTGGTGGGGCAAGCGGACGGAAACCGGCGCGGACGGAAAAGAACGCCAGGTGCAAATGGGCAGCCCGGCGCGCCTCAAGCTCATCTATCGCCAGAACATGCAAACCGCCTACATGGCCGGGCGTTACAAGCAAATGCTGGAGAACGCGGACACCCGCCCCTGGTGGCGCTACACGGCCGTGCTGGACCAGCGCACGCGGCCCAGCCACGCCGCGCTGGACGGCAAGACGTTCCGCTATGACGACCCGTTTTGGGGTGGTCTGTACCCGCCCAACGGCTGGAACTGCCGCTGCCGCGTGGTGGCGCTTTCCGACCTGGGACTGGCGCGCGAGGGCGTGACGCCGGAGAGCGGCGAGGACCGCATGCGCACGCGCGACGTGGAGCTGGTGGACCGCCGCACGGGTGAGGCTACAACGCGCCAAGTGACGGGCTACAAGACCGGCACCGCCCCGGATGCGCCCACGGTGTGGACCGACCCCGGCTTTAGCTACAATCCCGGCGCGGCGGCCTACGGCCTGGACATGGAGGCCGCCCGGCGGCTTTCGCTGGTGCAGGATACCAGCCTGCGCGCCCAGGCCGTGCAGGCGCTCAACGGCAACCCGGCCCGGCAAACCGCGTTTGAGGATTTCGCACGCAACGTGCTGGACACCCGGCGCGGCGGCGTGGCTCAAACCCAGGTGGTCCACTTCATCCGGGGCGAGGTGGCGACGGCCGTGCGCGAGGCGGGCGGCGAGCCCGTGCAGGTGGTCACGGCCAGCGCAAAGCGCCTGCTGCACGCGGATAGCGTCAAGCATGCCCGCATGGGCACGGCCCCGGCGCGGGAGGATTTGTTGCGCCTGCCGCAGTTGCTGGACCAGGCCACGGCCGTTTTGTGGGACGCGGACAACGCCAACCTGGTGTACGTGTGCCCGGCCAAACAGCCCGGCCGCGTGCTCAAGGTGGTGGTCGACGTGCCCATGCGCCCCAAGGACGCCAAGGGCCTGGCCAAGCGGGGGCGCTTTGACGCCGTGGTGAATGTGATGGAGGTGCTGCCTTCGGACATGCCGCTTGGCGGGCAATCGCAGTACCGGAGTCTTTGGACAAAGAAATAACCCCATGGGGGCGGACTTGCACCGCATACCGCGAGGAGGTTGCCCTCCCCCCGCCCGATTACTACCAGCTTCGGGTACGCCCACGGGGTCTATAAAGGAAAATACGCATGCTCGTAATGGAAGTCAAGATAGACAGCATTGAGGCAGGTCTTTCGCGCCTGGCGGAGCTGGGCCAGAACATGACCCCGCTGACGCGGGACATTGCGGAGATCCTTAAGGGCGGGGTGGACCGCGCCTTTAAGGATGAGGTGGACCCGGAAACCGGCGAGAAGTGGCAGCCGCTTTCCCCGGCCACCTTGGCCCGCCGCGCCAAGGCCGGGCACACCGGCAAGATTTTGCAGGTCACCGGCCAGCTGGCCGCCAGCATCCATAGCGAGTACGGCCCGCACCATGCCCTTGTGGGCACGGCGGACGTGCGCGCGCCCACGCACCAGAAGGGCGCAAAGAAGGGCAGCTTCGGCACGGCCAAGCGCGGGGCGCATACCGGCCGCCGCAGCAACGCGCGCAACTACACCGCGCGCGGCGGGGCCACCGTGGGCGGCTGGCTCTCCGGCAGGGCGCAGGGGGGCACCATGCCCTTGCCCTGGGGCGACATCCCGGCGCGCCCGTTCCTCGGCCTCGGCAAGCCGGAGGTGGCGGAAATTGAGGCGAGCGTGAAAAACGCCGTCAGGCGGGTTTTAACGGGGGGGTAAGTGCACGGGGTAGGCGTGTGTATACGTTGGGCTATTGCGGAAGTTCTAACGGGGTGCTAACGTTGTTAACAACGACAACCGGTTTGCTTCGCTGTGCACCAGAGGAGATGATGAATAAATCCTACCCGCCGACCTTCCACAACGGTGAGTTCCACTGCCCATTATGCGGAGTTTACGCTCAACAGACATGGAATGCGATGTGTTATCAATTTTTTAACATTTCATCTGTTCAAGTTGAAAACTTCGAAATTGCTATATGTACACATTGCAAGAGGCCATCGATATGGGAAAATGGAAAAATTGTTTTTCCTTCTGTAATCGGGGGGGTACCCCCGCATGAAGATTTACCAGAAGAGTTGAAAGCTGACTACCAAGAAGCTAGAGCCATTGTAAAACAGTCGCCTAGGGCAGCGGCAGCACTCATTAGGCTGATATTGCAAAAGCTAATGCCGCATATTGGAGGGGTAGGGGAAAATATCAACATTGATATTGCTGCCTTGTCCAAGACATTGCCCGTCGAAGTCCAGCAAGCAATGGATGTGTGTAGACTCATCGGGAACCAAGCGGTTCATCCTGGTGAGATTAATTTTAACGATACACCAGAAATCGCATATTCATTGTTTGAGCTGATCAACTTTATTGTTGAGGAATGTGTTGCAAAAAAGAAACGAGTAGCTGCACTATTTGATGGTCTGCCGGAACGGAAAAAACAAGAGATAGCTAAGCGGGACGGGAACACAGCAGAGTAGTATATTGCGGAAACAAAACGTGATGGAGATTTCAAATGCCTGCCCCAGACGATAGCGATAGCTCCACGCAGCCAGTTGTGATGCCGCTTGCAGATGTTCAGAATGCTGTGGACACAGTACCCCAAGCTATCTCTGGAGAGATTGTAAAGCAAAGTTGTGCTCCTGCTCCCGTTTCGCACCAGGAGAGTGATGCTGTCAAAATTGCCAGGATCAATGCTCAGGCGGAGATCGCAAAGCGCAAATGGACAGTCTTAGGGGTTTTCGGTTTTTTTGCTGTGTGGCTTGGATTTGATTGGTGGTCGAAACGGGATTTGAATTTTGACGCAAAGACAAAAGAAGGGTCTTCACTTTCCTTCTCTCTTACCACTCCCCCAAAGCATAAACAAAACAGCTCTGGCGAATCAGAAAGCTAACCGCCCCTACTGAACCCCTTCCTCCTGTCTCGCGCCCCTCTGCCACCGTAAAACCGGTGGCATGAAGCGCAAGCCCACCACCGCACAACATATCGCCAGCCTGACCATGCCCCTTTCGGGGGGCGTGGCTTTGGGTGCTGGCGCGTCGGCCGATTCCGACATGCCGCCGGGCATGAACGCCCAGCTCTTCCCCGACGGCGACTTCGCCGCGCGCGACGGCCGCCCGGCCAGCCTGACGGACGGCAAGCTTTCCGCCTGGCGCATGGACGCCTCCATCGCCGCCGCCCTCACCTCCCAAATAGACGAGCGCGCCACCCCGCTTGCGGTGGACTACGAGCACCAGCTGCTTTTGGCCAAGCAAAACGGCAAGCCCGCCCCGGCCTCCGGCTGGGTGACGCGCGTGGCCTACACGCCCGGCCGGGGCCTGTTCGCCGCCGTCAGCTGGACCGCCAAGGCGCGCGAGCACATTTCCGCCGACGAATACCGCTACATCTCCCCCGTCTTCCGCTTCGACCAAGCCACCGGCGCGGTGCTCCAAATTTTGAGCGTCGCGCTCACCAACAACCCGGCGCTGGACGGCATGGACGCCGTGGCCCTGGCCGCGCTGTTCCCTTCAACCACTACCGCAACAACGGAGGATTCCATGGACGAACTGCTGGAACGTCTGCGCTGGATGCTCAACCTGCCCGTCACCGCGACGGCCACGGAGGTCATCTCGGAGCTGGACAAACTCAAGGCCCAGCTTTCCGGGGGCGACGCCGCCGCCGCGAGCGTGGACCTGCTGGCCCTGCTCAAGGGCAAGGACGAAAGCATCGCCGCCCTTACCGACCAGGCCACCAAGCTGGCGGATGCGCCGGACCCGGCCAGGTTCGCGCCCGTGGCCGCGCTTACCGCCTTGCAGCAGGCCAACGCCGCGCTTGCCGCCAAGGTGGAGGCCCTGGCCAGCGCTGGCAAGCGCAGCCAGGTGGACGGGCTTATTCAGGCCGCCCTGGCCGACGGCCGCTTGACCGCCGGGCTGGAGACCTGGGCGCGCCAGCTTGGCGAAAAGGACGAGGCCGCGCTCACCGCCTACCTTTCCGCAGCCGCGCCCGTGGCGGCGCTTACCACCATGCAAACCACCGGCCTTCCCGGCGGCCAGCCCCCGGCGGCGGGCGCTGGCGTCGCCGCCCTCACCGCCGAGGAAGCCTACGCCGCTGAACAGTTCGGCCTGGCCCCGGATGATTTCAAGAAAGCCAAGGAGGCAAAGTAAATGGCCATCGTCACCCCCGCGCTCATCTCGGCGCTGTTCACCGTCTATAAGGCCGAATACCAGCGCGTTTTCGGCGAAACCCCCTCGGCCTGGCCCGGCGTGGCCACTCCGGTTCCTTCCACCGCAAAGGGCAACACCTACGGCTGGTTGGGCCAGTTCCCCAAGCTGGTGGAGTGGATCGGCTCGCGCGCCATCAAGGACATGGCCGCCCACGGCTACACCATCACCAACCGCAAGTTCGAGAGCACCGTGGGCGTCCCCCGCGAGGACATCGAAGACGACAGCGTTGGCGTGTACAAGCCGCTGTTCGAGGAAATGGGCCGCGCGGCCAAGACGCACCCGGACGAGCTGGTCTTCGCCCTGCTCAAGGCCGGGGCCGCCACCACCTGCTACGACGGGCAGTACTTCTTCGATACCGACCACCCCGTGTTCCCCAACACCGATGGCACCGGCGCGGCCGAGGCCGTGGCCAACTACCAGGACGGCACCGGCGCGCCCTGGCTGCTGCTGGATTGCTCCCGCGCGCTCAAGCCCGTCATCTTTCAGGAGCGCACCAAGCCGGAGCTGACGGCCATGACCGACACCAAGGACGAGGCGGTGTTCATGACGGACACCTACCGCTACGGCGTGCGCTACCGCTGCAACGTGGGCTTCGGCTTCTGGCAGCTGGCCTACATGAGCAAGGCGGAGCTGACGGCCGACAACTTCAACGCCGCCTATGCCGCCATGAGCAGCTTCAAGGGCGACGGCGGCCGTCCGCTTGGCATCAAGCCCACGCTGCTGGCCGGGCCCCCGTCCCTGCGCGCCAAGATTCTGGAAATCACCAAAAGCACCCGCCTGCAAAACGGGCAGGACAACATCAACCAGGGCGTCGTCGACCCGCTTGTGACGCCCTGGCTGGCGTAGGGAGGCCCACCATGCCCAACATCATCCGCATCAAGGCCGGTCCGGCCGTTACCAGCGGGCGCTTCTGCCGTGCGGGCCGGTGCTTCGGCACCGTGGCCCAGGACTTCGCCGAGGGCGACTTCACCAAAGAGGAGCTGGCGCGCCTCCGCGCCGAGCCCATGCTGGTGGTCGAGATCATCGCCGCGCCGCAGCCGAAACAGGCGGCGAGCAAGCCCGACGCCAGGCCCGACACCAAGCCCGACACCTCTGGCGCACAGGAGCCCGAACCGGACGCCAAGGCCGCCGAGCCCAAGGTCGAAGCCGCCAAGTCTGACGCCAAGCCCGCCGTTAAGGAGAACGGCAAGTAATGGCGTACGCCACCGTTGCCGACCTGACCGCGCTGTACGGCGAACAGGAGGTGATAGCCCTGACCGACCGCGAGGAGCGGGCGAACGCCGAGGAAACGGCGGGCACGGTGGACGCAACCGTCGCGCTGGAGGCCTTGGAGCGGGCCTCCAGCGAGGCGGACACGTATCTCGCCGTGCGCTATGCCCTGCCGCTGGCCAGCACCCCGCAGGCCTTGGCGTCCATCGTGTGCGACATCGCCCGCTTCCGCCTCACCGGCGGCGAAACCACGGAAACCACGCCCATAGCCGACCGCTACAAGGCGGCCATCGCCTGGCTCAAGGACGTGGCCAGCGGCCGTGCCGTGCTGCCCGGCGTGGCCACCGTGGCCGCCGGGGGCGAGGGCGGCGTGGAATTCAACACCGGCCGCCGCGTGTTCGCCTGCGCGCCGCAGGAGGAGCAATAATGGCTGTGGACATCGCCACCATCGAAGCCGCCATGCTGGCGCGCATCGCCGGGGCCAAGCTGCCGTATCTGCGCACCGTGGCCACCTACGGCGGCGAGCTGGACGAGGGCTTGACCGAGGCCGTGCGCCAGTTCCCGGCGGTGTGGATTGCCTTTAAATCCATGGGCGAGGGCCAGCCGGTCAACACCGCCGGGAGCGTGTACCGCGCCCCGGCCACGTGGGTGGCCTTTGTGGCCGCGCGCAACCTGCGCAACGAAGCCGCCACCCGGCGCGGCGACAAGGTGCGCGTGGGCACCTACCAAATGCTTGCGGACGTGCGCGCCCTGCTCACCGGCCAGGACCTGGACCTTGAGATCGACAACCTGCGCCCCGGCCGCGTGCAAAGCATGGTCAACGCCAAGTTCCAGGGGCAGGGCGTCAGCGTGTACGCCATGGAGTGGCACACCCGCTTCGACTACCGCGTGTTCGAGCGCGGCACCGGCCAGCCCACCACGGGCGCGGACGGGCAGCCCATGCCCCCGCTGCCAACGCTCTCGCAATTCGGCATCAACTACTACCTCACCCCCGGCGACGACGTGGCCGACGCGGTGGACCTGTTGACCCTGCAAGAGGGCCGGGCCGCCGCCGACACCGCCGCCGGGGAATAGGAGACCGCCATGCTTGTCAAAGCAGCCCCCGGCCTGCGCATGCCCAAGGAGGGCAAGCCCCGCCAGTACATCACCGAGGCCGACGCCGTGGAAGTGCCCGAGACCGCGTACTACCTGCGCGCCCTGGCCAGCGGCGACCTGCTGCCGGTCACTGCCGCCAAAACCGCCAAGGCTGCGGCCGCGCCCACGGCCCAGGCGAAGGAGTAACCCATGGCCGATACCATCACTTTCGACAGCATCCCGTCCTCCATCAGGAAGCCGGGGAAGTACATCGAATTCAACACCAAACTGGCAGTGCGCACCCTGCCGGACAATGGGCAGCGGTGCCTGCTCATCGGCCAGCGCCTGGCGTCCGGCACTGTGGCGGCCAACGTGGCCACGCAGGTGTTTTCCGACGCCGAGGCCGAGGCTTACTTCGGGGCTGGCTCCATGCTGCACCGCATGGTGCGCGCGTCCATCAAGGCATATGCGTACATGGACATCACCTGCGTCGCCCTGGACGATGCCACGGCGGGCATCGCCGCCGTGGGAAAACTGGACCTCACCGGCCCGGCCAGCGGCTCCGGCGTGGTTACCCTGCGCGTGGGCACGGACTTTGTGCAGGTGGCCGTTACTTCCGGCGACACCGCCGCCGAGGTCGCGGCCGCCCTGGCCGAGCAGGCCGCGCAACAGACGGACCTGCCCGTGACTTTGGCCGCCCCGGAAGGACAGGCGGGGGCGCTCACCATCACCGCCAAACACAAGGGCGCGCAGGGCAACAGCATCCGCCTTGCCGCCTCCAGCACCGCCGCTGGCATCGCCGGTACGGTCACGGCCATGGCCAACGGCCAGATAGACCCGGACATCACCAACCTGCTGGCCCTGGTGGCGGACGCGGGACACACCCTGCTCATCACCCCGTACAACGACCAGGTGAGCCTGGTGACGTTGCGCACGCACCTGGACTACGTGAGTGGCCCCATGGAACAGCGCGGGGCCTGCGGCGTGTACGCCCTGGTGGGCACCCTGGCCCAGGCCACCACGCTGGCTGGCGCGGTCAACAGCGGGCGCCTCACCGGCGCGGCCATTCGTGGCGTGTACCGCCTGCCTTGGGAAATCTCCGCCGGTTACGGCGCGGTCATCGCGTCCGAGGAAGACCCCGCTTACCCGCTTGACGGCCTGGTCATCACCGGCCTGGACGTGCCAGCCATAGGCGACCGCTGGATTCGCACGGAGCAGGAGGTGCTGCTCAAAAACGGCGTCACCCCGCTGGAGGCCGCAGCAGACGGCACGTCCGTGACCATCGTGCGAGCCATTTCGACCTACACCAAGGATACGCAGGGTGTGCAGGACGTGAGCCTGCTGGACCTCACCACCATCCGCACCCTGGATTACGTGCGCAAGGCTGTGCGGACGCGCTGGGCGCTGCGCTTCCCGCGCTCCAAGCTCTCCGCCCGCACCCCGCCCGCGGTGCGCAGCGAGACGCTCGACGTGCTGCTCAAGATTGAGGAGCTGGAAATCATCGAAAACGTTCTGGCCAACAAGGACAAGCTCATTGTCCAGTTTGACGGCCAGGACCCCAACCGGCTCAACGTGCGCATCCCGGTGGACGTGGTCAACGGACTGCACGTGCTGGCCGGTGTCATCGACCTGTATCTGTAACGCCAAGGAGAACAACGCATGGCGCTGAAAGAATACCTGGGGGCCATCATCCTTGAGATCGACGGCACCGAATACGAAGTGGAGAGCGTGGATGTGGAGCATAAGCCCAACCGGAAAATGGTCACAACCATGAACCGCAAGGGCAAGCCCAGCGGCTATTCCGAGGGCGTCCACGAATGGTCGCTCAAGATTGTCGCCCCTATTCCCGTCACTGGCGCGTTGGATTGGGACGCCATCAAGGGCGGCAAGCTGACCATATTCCCCGTTACCGCCAGCGGCACGCGCACCAGCTACCTGGATTGCGTGAGCATGGGCGATTCCAAATCCTTCGGCGTGGGCAACGAGGCCAAGGTGACCGTGACCCTCGCCGCCTGCGATGAAATCAAGGAGTAGATCATGGGACTGACGGAAAAGGGCACCCTGCGCTACGGCGTGGAAGTGGACGGCGTGCGCCACCTGGATTTTGAAATGCGCGTGGCCACGCTGGAGGACATGGAGGACGCCATTGAAGAGGCGGGCGAGGGCGCGTGCGCCGCGCGCGTGAGCCGCCACCTGTGGGCGCACACCCTGGTGCGCTTGGGCACGCTTGACCCCAAGGTCATCACGGCCGAGCTGTTGGCCACGTTGCCCGCCAACGAATACGGGCAGCTTTCCGCCGTGGAGGAAACCCTGCGGGGAAAGCTCGCGGCCGCGAACGTCAGTTCCGAGAGTGCCGACTCGCAGAACTAGCGTTGACGCGGCACGGCTTCGCCCTGGCGGACATCCGGGGGCTGACCATCGCGGAGGTGGAAAGCTATCTGGACCTGCTGGCGGACATGGCCGCCGGGAAGACCGGCGGCGGCAAAACCTACGTGAACCGGCGGCTGCTGCGCAAGAAGCGCAAGCGCGGCACATAAGAACAAGGGCGGACAATGGCCGACATGGAAATGCAGGTCACGCTGAAATTGCGCGACCAAATGAGCGCGGAAAGCGCCAAGGCGCTGGAGGCCCTGCGCCAGGGCGTCAGCGCCACCGCCACCGCCTTTGTCCAGTCCGCCAGGGCCAGCCAGGAGTCCGGCCGGGCGGCGGCGGAGGCGGGCAAGATCGGCCAGAACGCCGCCGCCCAGGCCACGGCGGCGGTGCAACTGCAAACCGCCGCCACCGACCGCGCGGGCAAGGCCACGCGCGACCTGGCGCGCGATACGGCCGAGGCCAAGGCCCGCGCCGATGACATGGCCAAGGCCTGGACGGACCTTGGCCACAAGGAACGCAATGTCATGGGCCTGGTGGAGCGCGTCCGCCAAGTGGACCAGTACGCACGCCGGGCCGAGCAGGGTTTGCTCGGGGCGGC